GTTCTGCGCTTCTAAGAGCTTGACGTACATTAGTCCTAAAGACATCTCCTGTATCTCCTGTCTTCCAATAATTAAGTAGCCACTCTGTGTCATAGTTAACGCTGATGTTTGTCATATCCAACGGTGCAACAAAGTTAAAGTCTTGTTCTTTTACTTGACCAATAGAGAAACCTGTCTCACCCACTGGCATATCATACCAGTTTTTACTAGCAAGAAACTTATCTACATCGGCATGTTTCCAGTTAAGGCTAGCATAGATAGCAGACCTACGACTACCACCTTGCATAACTCTTCGTCCAATCTCATTGATCATCTGCATCTTTGGTATAGGACCAGAGGCAAGACCACCTGTACCATTGAGGATACGTCCTTCCTCACGGTATACAGAATAATCTATACCAATACCACCTCCTGTCATAAGGCAGGACTCTGACTTCCAAGAAATGTTAGCCCAATCTTCTCTGGTATCTTCTTCTGCTTTGAGCAAGTAGCAGTTGTTAAAAAACTTATTCTCACGTCCTGCATAATAAAGATAACGACCACCGGGAATAAATTTCAGATCAGTAATCATACGTTTTAATTCATCTTTATCATCTTTACTTAAATAGTCTTGACATACATCATCTACTAAAACTGATGACAGTGCATCCCATGTCTCGCACCCATGATGGGCATACTTATGTTTAAAAATGTCTTCGCTAAACTTAGAGCGAAACATAGGATTCTCGTTTGATCTGAATTGTGCCATATTATTCCCCTTCTCCATAATCTAATTCTAATATTAACTGTGCATAATGTATTACTTTTTCAATATCTTTACGGCCTTCTCCTTTTTTTCTATGCCTAGTAATATACTTAACTACATTTCCCTCAAAGTAATCTAGTTTGTTTTTGTGAATATATTCAACAGGTTGTATCTTACAATCTTTGTAGTGTTCTCCACCTACCTGTTTTGTTGAAGCTCTTTCTTCTTTCATGCGTCTAAGATAGTATTTATAATTACTTTCATTCGTCAAAGAATCTGATAATTCTTTTTCTAACATTTCTATTTCCTTTTTGATTGACAACAGAAGAAGCAAAGACACGGACAAAAGAAGGATTTACTCCTGCATTATCACAGATTTCTTCAAAATCTTTTGCTGTTTCTCCTTGTGTAGAAAAAAACCAAGCGTGTGCATTATCTCTAGTAATTGAGATACTTGTATCAGTTACAGATGTATTAAGCTTTGTAAGATCCATCAAAGCTTGAACAATAACTGATGTATATAATTTACGATACTTTTTTTCTAGTGCGTCATCGCCCATGTTTTTCCTACTTTATAGTCACAATCTAATTTACATTTCATATTTAATGTCTGTGTTGTTAAGTCAATAGCTTCTTTTGTAATCGTACAAAAACGATTAACATCTTTATTTAGCACTTCAAATTGATACTCATCGTGTATCGATGCTACAAGTTTTGCATCTATACCAGACATATTAATTTTCTTTATAATATGTATCAACCATTTCTTACATACAATAGCTCCTGCTCCTTGAAGTAAAGTATTAAGGGCAGCATGTTCAGATCTTATTTTTAAATATCTACCATCAAGACCTTTAACTTTTCCACTTTCGGCTTCTTGTTGTACTCTTGTTCTTAGTTCTTTTAGGTCTGGTAAATTATCTAAAAAAGTATTAACTAACTTTTGACCTTTTTGTGCATTACCTCCCACAATTTTACCTATCTTAGCTGCTCCTGCTCCATAAAGAAAAGCATAGATAAAAGTTTTCGCCTGATCTCTATCAGTAAGACCAGCCAACTTCATATTGGCTGTGTGTATGTCTCCATCCAAAACTTCTTCTATGTATTTTTTATTACCCATATAATGAGCAAGACATCTAAGTTCCAAACCAGAAGCATCAGTACCTACTAATGAATATTTATTAGTATCTTCTACTGTCCATAGATCTCTACACTCTTTTCCATAGGGGCTATAAACAGCAGGTACTTGCGCCATATTAGGGCTATGGTGTGCCATCCTTCCTGTAATAGTTTTTAGTGTGAGAACTCTACCTCGTACTCTTTCATCTTCTTCACATTGCTTTATCCATGCTTTCAACAATCCAGTTCTTTTTTGTAGTAGAAAAAAGCGACTAAACATTTTAGCTTCCGGCATGTCAATTTCATTTAAAATCTTTTCATTAACAATGATATTACCTTTATCAGTATATTGGCTTGGCTCCCATCCTTTTTGTTGTAAACGTTCTGCTATTTGTTTTCTACTTGCTATATTAAAAGGTATGTATTTAACTTTAGTTTTTAATTGTATCTCCGTTGGAGGAAATATTTCTTGAGCTTCTCCTTCAAGCTTTCTTTCTTCCTGCTCTAGTTGAGAAAGCAGAATTATAGCTTCTCTTAATTTAAATGCAAAACCATTCTTCTGCTGCTGATCTATTATAGTTCGTATATTATGTTCTAGTCTTATAGATTTTTGTGAAAAATCTTTACCTTCTTTCTCCAAGTAATGTGCAACTTTCCAAGTAAGTTCCGCATCACGGATACAGTATTCCAACATGTCTTTACTGTAAGAAGCAAACTCATTAAAGTCTCCTTTGTTATAGTTCAAACGATTACCCCAAGATTCTAAGGAGTGACCATCTTCTCTAATAGAATTAAAAAGCTGTGACTCTATTAAAGTATCCCTGACTTGAGATACTTTTATGTTACAGCCTAGAAGTCTATTAAGAATAGGGGCATCAAAAGATACCCCATTGTGCATAATAAATTGATCTATTTTTTTAGACCATTCAGGAAACTTCTTACATTCATCAAGTGACCATGTTTTTATTTCTCCTGTATCATAATCTTTTGAAACAATGCAATGTATCTTTGTTGCATTTAGCGAATCAGTTTCAATATCTATGATAGCTTTCATTACATATCTACTAGCCTAGCATCCTCTACATTAATATGAAAATAGTTTTCATTTCTTGTATTAGGACCATAAGCTTTTTTAATTTCACTTTCTGCAACTGTCTTTCCTGAAATATGCCATGCTTGTTTACAGTCATTTCTAAATACAACAAATGTTAGTTTATCATTTGGAAACTCTTTTTGCCAACGATCAATTAATTTTTTCTTTCTAAAGGGTATACGTATATCTTTCCAATGCTCCGGCCACTTACCTTTCCAAGAATATTTTATTTCAACTTCATAAAAGTATTCTCTTGGTTTAATTGTTGAAACATCATGATCAATTTTATTACATACTAAATCAAACGACATTGTTTCTCTGTCGTCTATGTTTACATACCCATTTAAGTTTAGCCATTTTATCATGGCTTTTTTAGCAGGGGGATCTGACTGATTATATAAATCTTTATCAAAGGGTTTGGTCGTATTCATCGTCTTCTCCTTCTTCATTACGATCTATCTCAGTCATCCTACCTGTTTCACTATCATAATGCAAGTAGGCAGCTATACCAGTATCTCCGGTATACCTATTCTTTAGTACACGTAATACAGTTGTGTTTGCTTCGATAGGATCATCAGCTTGCTGATTACGTTCTAAAGCTATTACCGAATCAGATAGATGTGCAATAGCTGCTGAACCACGTAGATGAGACAGAGATACTTCTCTACCATCTTCATGACCACGATCACCCATTGGCCTTCTTAGGTGGCTTACCAACAATAAAGATATACCTGTTTCTTCAACTAAAGATCTTAGCTTAGTCATTAGTATGTCAATGGACTTACGTTCATCTCCGTTGTCTTCCTGACCAGATACTAGGATAGATAAGTGATCTAATATTACCCACTTTGTATCCATAGCTTTAGCCATGAAGCGAACACGATTTAAAATTTCATCGTTACTAACACTACCAAAGTGATCAAAAGCAAAAAACCTATTAGTTCCTGTGGTTTTATCACGCCATTCTCTTAAATCATTTAAACTATGTTGATCTCTAATCTCTTTAATATAAAGTCTAGCATTAGCTTCAACAGACATTAGATGAAATATCGTATTCCTTACACTCTCTTCTAAAGCAAAGAAGCCAATATTATCTTTAGTATTCTTTAATAGATGGTGAGCAAGCTCTCTAATAATACTTGACTTACCCATACCAGCGCCAGATGTAAAGCATACAAGCTCTCCAGTACGGATACCATACGTTTTCTTATTCAACCCTTCCCAAGGATATGGGCAAGTATCACAGTAATCTTCTTCAAAGAGTTCATCACCAAAAGAACCAAGGTTAATAATACCAGCAGGAGTATAGGGTTCAGCGTTCCACCATGACTTTGTAAATCTTTCTCGTTGATTTACTTGAAGATATTCATTGGCATCTTTAAGATCAAGATTAACAATACGACATTTGTTAGGCTCGAATAACTTAGCTACATCTTCGGCTGCATCTTTACCTTGCTTATCATTATCAAAACATATAACAATATTTTCAAAGCTGTTAAGAAAATCAAAAGATTTTTTACAGTTATTAGCTGCTGACTGTGCGCCATTCTTTACAGATACTACAGGCCACTTTGATCCAAGCAATTCATAAGCACTCATAGCATCAAGCTCACCTTCTACTACAGTGACATACTTTCCGCCTTTGCCGAATAAGTTTTCACCAAAGAGAACAGCTTTAGATAAATCACCTTCAACCCAGAAGTCTTTGCTTTCTGTTTTTCTAACCTTAGATGCTATATGCTCACCATCTTTATCAAAGTATTTATAGATATGATGGCTTTGATCTGTGCCTCCATTATCATTTACAAATGTATTATAAACTTTAGCAGAGTTCTCTGAGATCTTTCGATCAGTAAGTGCTGCTAAATACCCTCCACTTTTAAGTGATGTAGATGACACTGGTGTTGTAGTATTAGATTGCATGTGAGAACCTTCATTATTAGAAAAACGTGTATTGCAAACAAAACAAAAAGAATGCCCATCACTATGTTGGACATTCCCGTTACTTGATCCACATTCAAGACATGGACCTCTTGATAACCAGCCTTCGGCCATTACCATTTTCCTTTACTGTATTGAAACATTTCATTAGTAATGTTTTTTCTTTTAGCTATCACCTCCCTTTCTACAGATATTAAAAATTCTATTTGATCAATTCTTTCAAGCTTACTAAAGGCATCTTCAAAAGTAACTATCGGGCTTTGTCTTCCTTTTCTTTTATAAACAGTAATTAATGTTTCTGTCATTAATCTTAACCTTTTTTAATAGTGTATTTAAACTTTGGATCAGATCCTAGGTGATACCAAAGAATATATCGAGAGTCAAGAGCTTCTTTAGCAGCTTTATAAGTATTAAAACTTTCTAATATTTTTTCTTTTCTATTATGTATGACATGCATATTCCAAATCTTTTTCATCGGGCAACGCCCCCGCATGGAGGGGGGGTGTTGACCGGACTAACTATACTCATCAATATCATTTTGAATATTTTGTATAAATTCATTTTGATCAGCTACCATATCTTGTAGTTCTTCTTTGGCAAGTTTTTTTGCAGTTTTAGAGTCATACCCCTCGTTCTTATATTGAGAAGTAAGTTCTCTAAAAATTTGTTTTCTTTCTCTTTGCCAAATATTTTTGGACATCTAACTAGATTCGCTGCCTTCTTCAAGATCATCCCAAAACTTTGCCGCATCTTCAGGATTATGAGGATCATAACCACACTCAATCATAAACTCATTTAATGCATTGTATTCTTCTTTGGTTGTGTTTACCTTTTTTCTGTAAGCTTCAAAGTCTATTACATTTTCGTTTTGTTTTTCAACTTCCCATGATTTATCAACAGAAATTCCATTAACTTTTTCTAAATCTTTAGTCAATATATCAATCCTTTTTTTAGAACGGTTTAGCTGTCTTTTCAATGAGTTAATTTGTTTGGTAAGAAGTTGTTTTTCTTTATCAATTTCTACCATCTCTTCTGCTCCTTTAATTGGTCTGGTAAACCTTCCTCCAACATAGTTATTATAATAGGCATACTTATCTGTACCGTCAAGTATCTTTGTAAGAACTCCAAGTTTAATTTGATAATGAAGTTCATAGTATTTCATTGTTCTTTTATTTTCGTACTGATCTATTAATACGAATGTAAAGTTTTTCTTTCCTATCTTTTTAATATCTTCAAGCAAAGATTTAGAAGATCCCATGTATTCTTTCCAGTTAGAACCAACAGTCTTTCCATTTCTTTTTACGAAGTATTGTTTACATCCTATATAAGCTTGCTTTGTTTTTTTATTAGTAATTTTATAGACAAAACCAAAATACTTATCAGGATTTGGTTTTATTTTTTTATCATAAGTCCAATGCATTATTCTATTAGCTCTTCAACTTCTGGTTGTCTTCCTATTTTTGTAAGATATCTTTTATTTTTTGCATAATTAAATACACGAAGTCCTTGACCATTATTAGCATCTGACCAACACTCTCTTTTATAGTCACAATAAACACAACCAATAGGAAGCTTATAGTTGCCAGACTTACCATCAGGTATATCGGAATAGCACCGATCAGGTATGTTATTATCTGACACCATCTTTTTAAGATATTCCACACGTTTTGTAGCATTAATCATTTCCAATGAATGTACTGGAGTTAAACATATTTCACCAGTTGATTTATCTATAACAAGAAATGCAGCTTCATCTACTTCATTTGCTTGAGCGTATGCAGATATCTGAGAAATATATCCAAAAGGATCGTCTTCATAAAGCCTGTTTTGTTTAAACTTTTCAAAGCTTTTTCCTGAAGCACTTTTACAATCAACTAAGATACCATCTATTACAGCATCTTGGTGTCCTTTAATACCTTGTATATCTAATTCTTTTTGAGTTTCTTTTACAGTATGACCTGCAACACGGGTAAGAAGAAGAAGAAGCTCTTCAAGGATATGACCATATAAGAATTTAATTTTTGTGGAAGAAGGTAAAGGATTTCTTTTTTGTTTTAGATTAGACCTATACCATAGCTGTCGATTAGGTTTCCCTATAGCAGACAGTCTTAATTTATTATCATCTTTTCTATCTTCACAAAGAGATAATGTAATCTGACTACAAACTTCTAAGGCAAATTTATTTAGATGTTCTGGTAAATCTAATAGCTGTTTTTTATTTAAACTACCATCATCAAAAAGACTATAGATATCTTTGACTAGATTATTAATATTTTTTTTAGGCATGGGAAAATGGGGAGCCACAGAACGTGACTCCCCCTTTCAGGTTATGATGCAAAAGGAATATCATCATCAGATGTGTAACCAGATTCGACTACATCGAAATCCTCACTATCTTCTGATGCATAAGGTACGAGTTCAGTAACCTGTACCTTCTGTAGATCGGCAGACCTACCTTCTTTATTCTTCCAAGCCCAATCATAAGGACGATAAAGAACATTAACTTTAGATCCATTGCCAATCAATGTATTAAACATTGGCTGACGCATAGAGTCTACAAGTTCTGGTGCCTGATTAGTACCGTTCTTTCCTTCTACTTTACGCTTAACAGTTACAAAATCACCACGTTCATCACCTTTATTTTTTACTGACAACCCATCGTCTTTAACTTTAGCAAGGTTTTCAGCATCCAGACTTACATCAATAGTCCAGCATGGTTCAAACGTAGTGTTGGGCTGCGAGATAGAAGCCCAATAAGCAGTACCTGATATTACAGTCATCGTATTCCTTTCAAGTTATAATGACTAACAAGTTCTAACATACTCTATATAGCACTGTCAACAAAAAAGTCAATGGATACGTTCAATAATTATATCCATAGCCCATTCGTGTTCAGGAACATAAGACTCAAGTTCGTCTAAAACTTTTAGAGCATCCTGTTCTGTTTTAAAGATTTCAATTTTAGTTCCGGCATCATTAGTCATTGGATTAATGCTTTCAAGAATACTGGAAGTAATTTCATCTGAACAATACTCTACTAATATATAAGACATTCTGCATCCTTTATGTAATCATTTCTAATTCTTTCCATTGGTTGGAGATAAGCATATCTGATACTTTGTCTTCTCTAAGCTTTACAGTGTTACGGTTTTCTTTAATGTCTTTGGTATCTTTACCTTGATAAAAATTACCACCATTTTTATATGACATTAAACTAGGATGAGAAGACCAATAAGTAGCAGCATTGTACACATTATATAACGTTCCTCCATTATTTGTACCGTACTTTTGATAAGCACCACGACCAGTAATGTGTCTGCTTTCTTCATCGAAAATCTTCATAAGGTTAGATAGCATAACCTTATTGCCAACGTTCTTTCTTTCAACGTTATCAAAACGTTTAGCTATTGTATTTTTAAATAAACTAATAACTGATTCACGATTTACAGGTGTATTATACCATCTTTTCATCTGATCAATACCATCACCACTAATAAATTTAGTAGCTGTACCAATTTTTCCTGCAAAGCCAACAAGATCAAAGTTCTTACTATGTCTTCCATATACATGAGCAAGTTTATTACCAGCTACCAGAGTGTTCCAGCACTTAGAACGCCACACACCCATCATACCATTATTAGCCCATGTTCTGTTATGTGATGTACGAAAAACAAACTCAGGAATAATCAATTCACTTTTACCTTTTCCTAACCAGCCTTCACCACCATCAAGAAAAGTTTCTTGTCCGTGAAACTTAGCTTTAAGTTCTAACTGTTGTCCTTTATTTAGTACATCAATAGTAAATTCTGTGTCAGTTAGATCAAGTTTTGTAGATTCATCTTGAGATGCTATCGTTAAAGCTTCTTCAATGTTTTGAACAATATCTATATATTGAACTGGTGTGTAGTCTTTAGATACTATAGCAAGAGGCTGACCTGTATCAGTGCGTTTAAGAACTTTACCAAGTTCTTCAGGTACATCAGGAATATTAAAAGTATCTACGTTAAATTCAATTTGACTGTGATCAAACATTTGCATTGTCTTTACCTTTAAGTTATGAATGAGGATCGTCCCTCAAAAGAGGGGACGAGCCGAATGGATCTTTATAACTTTAATTGCTTCAGGATAATCTTCTTTCACCTCACATTCTGTTTCATAAAATAGAACTGTTTTTTCTATTGTACCAGTACCATCACACTCACCACAGTAATGTCCTATAGACGTTACCATATCATTATATACTTTACCATCTTCACAAACATTACAATAGTTTTCTACTAACCATGCAGTATTTGAAATCATCTACCTTGTCCTCTATATTTTTTCCAAGATAGTCTTTTACTTTTATTATTAGGTTTAGATCTAACACTATATCCTATTGATGTTCTTTTTTTAATCCGATGTAAATTAGGATCGTATGTACTTGTAGCTTTTTTAGCCATGATTATCTAACCAATCATCATAATCGTTTTGAAAAGATTTAAGTTCTTTTTCAATGTAATTATTAACATCAACTACACTTAAAGAAGCACCGCTTTGCTCAATCTTATGTCGTATCATAGGTACAATCCAAGGATCAGAACCGTTAAAAGCATAGTCAAGAATTTCTTGTTTTGTTTTAAACTTAGGTATAGCCATATCAATCTCCATTAAAGTGAGGGAAAGCCCCTCGTTGTAAGGGGCTTTGCCGAACTAATATGTATGAACTTCGTAAGTATCTACATTTCCATATCTAGTATTATTTTCTTTACATGTTTTACATATAAACATATTTTTTTCCATTATACTTTTTTCTTGACAGGTTAAACACTTACGTTCTCTGTATTTACTTCTTTCTTTTTTCATTTTTATTTTTAATTGTTCTTGTTCTATTTGTTTAGCTATTTCTATAAAAGAAAATTTTTCTTTAACTTTGCTTTGATAAGTTTCAGATTTCATACCCTTTTTAAATGTTCCACCATTACGATTAACAATACCAATGATTACATTTTTTGTTAATTTTCCTCTTGAATTTTCAGCATATAATCTTTTAGATGTTGGGCTGTTTGCTATATCTTGTGCATCCATACCATCATACCATGATTCTAATACAAATCTTTTAAATTTATCTGAGTTCATTTTATTTCTCCTCCCTCTATCTGTTTCTTTAAGTGTTCCAATCGCCAAGAACCATCAATTAGTTTTCTGTACTCTGACATCAACATGTCACCCTCACAGTTTTCTATATGTTCTACTGTGTCAACAATAATATCATGCACTTTAAGAATGTATTCTTCTAAAGTATAACTATACTTATCGTCCGTAGAATAGTTCCACTGATATTTCTTAGTCATTAGATTAAACTCCTATTTATCCTGCGTTAAATGATGCACAAATTATAGCACCGGGATAGATATCACTGTCTGGTTCACCCACGACCTCACCTAAATACATTACTTTTACAAGGCCGGGATACGCTACCCAACTATCATACATACTAAAATCACCTGACCCACCGTTGGGGTGTATCTGCTGTGCTTCTGCTGCACTATCAGCAACCACCACGGCACTATCGTAGGTGTCGTAACCTGTGTTGATGTTCTGGTGTAATCTAAATAGTTTCATTCTATGATCTCTACTTCTGATTCAGTGTTTATCCAGACTTCTGCACCACAAAAGAGTGGTTTATCAGGACTATATTTTACTGTACATGGTCCTGTTATATGAACTTCTTTTTGATAAGTTTCCCACTCCCAATGAAGTGTAAACTCAAGACCTGTTTCTTTTTCGGTTTCTTTGACTTATTCTTGAGCTTCTTTTAATGTGGGAGCATAAATTTCTAGATATTGTTGAGTATCAAAAACCCATAATTTATCTTTCATTTTCATCTCCATCAAGAATATCCCACCAAGCATTCATTCTGTTATCCAATCTAATGCACCTTCAAGATACTGATTCATTTCTCTTGGTGCCATACGGGGTGTAAGAGGATGTGATCCATTATAGTCTATTAAAGCATAGCCACCATAACATGCGGCATGATCTAGCTCAACCTTTAAAACATTTATTCTTATTTTTTTATTTAAAAGATCTACTTTTTTCTGAAGACTTTTTTTCGTTACTCGGTATTCCATTTGTATCTCCTATATAAAGAGGGAAAGACCCCTCACAAGAAGGGGTCTTTACCGATCAGGCACTCATATAAATATCTTCTATCTCCTGATCAAAGTCAGTTATTCTTTTTAGTTTATTTAATTGATGAGGATATTCAGATAACAGTCTGACAAATTTACAGTTATCCCAATTAGGAGATTGAAACTTTTTAAGTAATGAACATTGAAACTCTTGATTTCTTTTTGTTCTATCATTTAATGATGGATAAAAGGGAGCTTCATTTATTTGATGTAGCCAACCAAGCCATTCAAGTATAGTACTTTTATTTGAATTATCATATTTTAGTTCACCATTTTTAAATATCTTACTATTTAAATGAGATCTAGAATTTGTTTTATTAAATATAGCAATTAACATTTGTATTGTTATATGTTTATGTAGTTTAAGAAACTGTTCAAAAGCTATATAAGAATCTGTATTAAACTTTACATAGTAACGTAAATAATCTTGAAGTTTCCAGTTACGCTGTGTTGTATTAATAGATATAAGGTCTTCATTAGACCATTCCATTGAGTTTACAATGTCCACATAGAAAGGCATATTAAGTTCTTGACAGGCTCTGTATCTTGTTTGACCATCAATGATATAGTATTCATTATCTATTGTTATTGGTTTTAGATACAGTGCATTATTTTTTTCGATAGATTTTTTCAAGGCATTTACATTACTTTGAGGTACGTTTCTATTACAATCAATTATTTCAAGGGCATAATATAATTTATCTTTTGGTGTTACTAAATATACTTTACGTTCTGTCTTTAGTTCTTTTACTAAATCAGTAGCAAACATATTATATCTCCATAGGTTAAGATGTAAGAGAGACAGCGCCCCTCAAGAGAAGGGGCGTTGGCGAACTACTCGTAATAATTAATTGTAAGCTCATCTCCTTTTTTTATATCTTTAATAGTAACTATATTATATATTTGGGTATCATCCCAATCATGAACATTTTGTAATTCACAGTTAGGTTTATCAGCATGATTTATAAAACCACCAATAGGTGTTCTAATAAAACCATTGAACTGAGGTACTTTGATATGTGTTTTACCTAAATCTTTTCCTTCTAAAATATTCATTGTAGCAAATATACCTAGACCTTCTATGTCACTCTCTTGTATTGTTATTTCTTTTGGTAAGGGCTTGTAATAAAAAGGATTATACTCAGGCAGTATCATTTTTAAATTCCTCAAAGAATGGATCAAATACTAGTAAAGTATGTTCGTATTCTTTAGCAGCCTTTTTAGTTTTATGATATGTAGTATGTCCATCAGAATGTTTTACTACCCATTTATTTTTTTCTTTATATATTATTCTAATTTTATCTTGCATACTTATTTATCCAATCTTTTTAAAAGTTTTAACATACACACCGAACAATAATAAATATTATAATAAATAGAAGTAGCTGTTCGTTCACAATCTTTACATTTCATTGTGTTACCTTTTCATGTTACGTAAGTTATGTTTGGTCTTTAATGTTGTATATAGAATATATGTGAGTCTATTTGTGCAATTATTTCAAACCTTTCGTTAGATGCCCAGTAAGGATTAACATAAGTAGCATGATAGTGTGTAGAATAAAGCGTTTGGTCTACAAGAATGCCACTAGCTGCCATAGCTGCTACTTTTATAGCATTTTGTTTAGCTTTATTATTGTACATTTTTTCTGACTTACCATCACACCAGTAAGAGAACGCACACTTATGTCGTATTGGATGGCCTTTATAATACCGTCCTTGTTTTACTACTTTACATACTGTGTTGGGAAAGTTTGCTAACTTAACTCGTTCAAGTATTACGTTAGCTATTGCAAGCTGTGCGAGTATTGACTCTGATCTAGCTTCAAAGTATATAGCTTCTACTAAGCATTGTCTTTCTTCATACTCTTCATCTGTTAATCCTTCGCTTGCTTTTACAGGATTAATACAAAATGATATAACAAATCCAGTTAATATAATAAGTAACCATTTCATTTGTTCCTCTCTCTTGGAGATGTCTTCATCCAATTTTTTAAAAGATTATTTGCTTCAAATCTATCAATACCAAAAACAGAAGTAATATATGGAGTAGCACCAAACATATTAGTTACTCCAACCTCTCTTAGTTCATCAAGATAATCAAATACCTGTTCTTGAAAATCTTTTTCGTTCTGTGCATAGTCAGACATTTTCTATATCTCCATAAGCTTTATTAAATTTTTTTGCATGTGTTATATATTTATTATATGTTAAGAACAAATCAGTTTGAGATAGTTCTATACCTTTCATTTCTTGTAGCTCTTTAAACTCTTCAACAGTTAAGATAGGTTGAGCCATTGATTTAAAATCATATTCCATCTAGCTTCTCCTGTGCCATATCTTTTGCATGTTCATCTGCTTCAAGTTCATCCATACCATCAGCTATTAATTCTTTTCGGATCTCATCAAAGAAACTCCAGAACATATCTTCTCTGGCACTCTCAATTCTATAATCTAAACTCATTATTGTCTCCTTAACAGATAATATTTGCTTGTAAGTAAGCTGGAAAGAGAGGGAATTGAACCCTCTGTTAGGTGACTGTACTCACCTTGTTGCAGTGTACAGACCTCCAACATGATAGTCATGCCTTCATAGGTTTACAACATTCACTCAACCAGACTCTCCATAAGATAAAGTAAGATAGAGGGACAAACGCTACACGCCCCTCTATCTTTTAGTATATGGTTACTAGGACTTAATAATATTCCGACGAATAAAGTTCATCGCATGCTGATTCTTTTCAGCACGTCCTGCCTTATCAGTCTTAATATTATTATCATACCGACGCTTGAACTCGTCAATACAACTCACAGCTACATCAATGTTATTATTATTGAGTGAAGCATGTGCCACAATGTCTGAAGTTGAACCCTGATTCAAAGGAACAAGAGTTTCCTTATTGATAGATTCACAATAGACAATTGGGTCGTTATTAACCATAGTGTGTCTCCTTATATTAATCATAGAGCAGAATTGCTCTACGATATCTGTACAAATCTAGTACAAATCCTTTGAGAATAGTCATTTAACTCTCCTTAAGGTTAATAAAGATTGAGAAGCGACAACGCCCCTCAAAGAGGGGGGTGGTGGAGCGATTATTAAAATCTTATTACACGTAATGGTATATCCTTTGACTCACTAATATCTATCATATGCTTAGTGCCTCTGGATCTACCATCCCAGAAACATATAACAGCATCAGCTATGTCTGCCATCTCTACATTTCTTTTATATCCTGCTGACCTACCATGCAGATTCCATTTAGCTGGCTTTAGTATTACATCATAGCCTTTCTTATCTGCATACATTTGTCCTAACTCATCAGCCCCTCTAGCTGTTCCACTTATTATTCTCACACCTTCATCAACCCTGTTTACTAACAGTTTATCCAATGTCTTCTCTAACAAATCATAATGCATAAAGTCTCTACTGCCAGCAACAACTAAATCAAATGACATATCATATCTCCTATAAATAGACAACAAGCGGATGAAACGCCCTCAACGGAGTGGGTGTTTCAAGAGCGATAGAGTTCATCAAAGCTATCATCATGGTACTCTTCAGTATATACATTAATGATGATAATCTATAAAATATATTAAGACTGTGATATATATGCAACAGTGTGTAAGATGTTGTAATCTATTGTGTTTTTTGTAATGCTACAGATATATGAGGTGTTGTATTTCTGCAACATAGACACACAGAGGATGAAATCACAAGACTTTGTAGTATTATTTGCTGTATTTTTTTGATTGCTACAGATATATGGATTTTTTTGGAGGCTAAAGATATAAACTTTAAAAAAAAGGAAGAGCCGAAGCTCCTCCCTTGTCTCCTTAGTCTTTCAAGATGTTTCGTATAGAATAAATGATGCTACCAAACAACAGATGTGATACTGCAAGCCACAGTATTCCTACGTTACCGATTAGAAATCTATCGTTTACCATTATCATTGCAACAATGGACAGGATTAAAAGCGTTAAGCAGAACATACGTGCAGTCATGTCAAACTCCCAAAGGTTAGGGAGGGACCGAAGCCCCTCCCAGTTAGATTAAAGTGCGGTTAGTTCGTCGTCGTCAGTAGCCACAGGCTCCTCTCCTGTCCATTTAGGTTGAGTAGTTAAGCGGCCAAGGGCATTAGCAGGAGCATTAGGAGATTTCCAAAAAGTTATAGTCATGATCTCTCCTTTCTTGTAGTCCTGATCTAGTACCATATCTGTCACAGTTTGAAAGCCTTTAGCTTTCTGTGCATCCGAGATCCTGAAGTTAGGGCCGGGAGTGTTGAGCCAAGCAGTGCCGGGTTCGGCTTGCCCTCTAGCCTTTAGAGCATCATTCTCAGCTTTAAGATGCATGATGACTTCTACCAGTGTCTTACTGTCAACAGAGTTAAGATTCACAGTACCAAGTTGGGTAGCAGTGTTAGATGTAGTCATAACTTTCTCCTAAGATTAAGATAAAAGAATGAAAGGCAACGACGCCCCTCATTAAAGGGGCGAAGGCAGCCGACTTAGTATTCTAGGCGGTAGATGACAAGTAAGGTATCTCTTAATCTCAGACGGCACTATACATAGATAGTATACATATACCCTATACAAAAAATTCCTATCTTTTGCTATATGTATGAACCACACTGTCATATATTTACCAAAAATACAAGGGTCAATATAATTATTTTTTGGGCCTATCTTTAAAGATCTTTATAACTATTATTATTATTTTCTTTATCTATCTTGTAATATCTTTAAAGATGTGTTATAATACTACATAGAATGACAGAGATTAATGAAAACTATCTAGCTTCGCTTATAAAGCTCAATGCTCTTCTTGAAACAAAAGTTATAGAAGAAAGTAAAAACGACTTTCTTACTTTTGTCCGCTTGATGGCACCTACTCTTGTGTCTGATTGGCGCATGGGGCGTCACATAGAACTTATATCAAATAAGTTAAAGATGCTTGAATCAGGTGAAATAAAAAGATTAATGGTGTTCTTACCACCACGATCTTCAAAGTCTGTCATCTGTTCAAAACTATTCCCTGCTTGGTATATCGGCAGAAACCCTGAACATGAGATACTTACCGTGTCTCATAGTGACCAGCTATCAAGTGACTTTGGTCGTAGTGTTCGGGATATTGTTAATACAGAACAATTTACAAACATATTCAAGGGTGTCTCCCTGCGAAGCGATGTTCGTGCTGCGGGTAAATGGAAGACAAATCAAGGAGGTATGTATTACGCTGCGGGTGTTAGATCCCAGATTGCTGGTCGGGGCGCACACATAGCTATCCTTGATGACGTAATGTCCGAGGAAGATTCCTATTCTGAAGCTGGACGCAGGTATGTAAAAGAATGGTATCCTGCCGGTTTACGCACACGTATCATGCCTAATGGTTCTATTGTTATCATTAACACACGCTATCACTATGATGATCTGTGCGGATGGCTTTTAAAACAACAGGAAGAGATGGATGAGTATGACACAATACCTTGGGAAGTCATACGCATACCTGCATGGTTAGACACAGAAGCTGCCGAGTTACTTGGTATGGAAGAGGGTGGTAGCTACTTTCCAGAATGGAAAACTAGTGAGTTATTAAAAATAGATGAGAATGAGATACGTGCAAGTAATGGTAGTCGCTACTGGAACTCACTTTATATGCAAGACCCTACCCCGGAAGAGGGAGGTTTAATAAAAAAGCAATGGTTGAAAGAGTGGAACTACGGAGATCCCCCTACCTGTGACTTTGTAATACAAACATATGATACTGCTTTCTCTACCAGAACTACGGCAGACTATAGCGTGATACAGACATGGGGTATATTCTCCATGTATAATCAAACAGAAGATGGATTAGAAGAGTTTGTATCACATTTAATACTTCTGGGTAATGTGCGAGAAAGGCTGGAGTATCCAGAGTTACGCAGAAAGGCACATGAGCTTTATAACAGACACCATCCAGATGTATGTATTATTGAAAAGAAAGCCAGCGGTCAATCACTCTTGCAGGATTTAAGACGATCTGGATTACCTGTGCAGGAATATATGCCGGATCGGGATAAGGTATCCAGAGTTTATTCAGCCAGCCCTATGATAGAAGCAGGAAGAGTCTGGGTTCCCAAGGGAAAGAAGTGGGCAGACGGGTTAGTGGACGAACTATTAAAGTTCCCCAACGCTGCACATGATGATCAGGTTGATGCGCTGGTTATGGCAATACACTATTTACGAGACTCTTGGCATCTTGAACATCCAGAAGATCCTGAGTGGGAAGATGAGCCAACACAGAAAAAAACAACTTATTGGAACTTTGCCGCATAAGTATGTTATAATAGAAGGAAACCAATGGGGAATATTATGGCAGGACTTACTTCCTTACCAAGAAAAAAGAATATTAAGGGACAACCCCACAAACTCGCCTATATCACAGACTCTGAAAGTGATATCCTTAAATTTATGGGCGGCGCTGGTAAACCTATGGAAGGAACCAAAGGCGTTCCTGCTTATATTGACATGGGTGAAGGTATGGGTGGCTATGGTTCTGGTGAAGCGGATGATGCTACTGGAGGTATGGGTGATCCTAATGCTGGTGTTGCTGGTGAAGATATAGGTGTTGATTACGGATATGGGCCGGGTCGAGGATATTCCGGTATGAGAGGCGATCCAAGAGATTTTGGTTTTAATGTAGAAGATGCTCGTGCGGCTAAAGAACAAGCAGACAGAGAAGCCGCTCAACAAGCTTATGAAGACAGAATGGCAGGAATATATAGCAGAGTGCCGGGATTTAAAAGTAGAGCAGAAGAATATACAGATTTTTTTGGTGTTGGTAAAAAAGACGGTAAAGTAGGGGGAGCTAAAGGTTTTTTAAGTAAAGACCTCTTTTCAACTTTATTAGGCCAAGTTGAAGAAAAAGGATATGCTCCTGCAAGTGCAGTATTAAATTCATTTGGAATACCTGTAGAAACTACATTTGGATATCTTACACAAAGAGGGTTAGAAGAAGAAGATCCTTACGAAACAAAAAAATATAGACCACCTAGGTTCTTACCAGAAAAGAAACAAAGATATGATAAATTTGATTTTGAAAATGTAGAAAGACCAAACATACAGATGATGGCAGATCCTGTTATTCAGAATATGTTATACAATCCATCTATTGAAAACAGAAAAGCATATACAGAAGCTATTGCACCTTTTAGTCAAGCTATGACGCTTGACGAAAGATATGGTGTTCTTGATCCAAATATATCACCTGAAGATCCTCGCTTTGGTACAAGAGTAGGAGGTTTTTTATCAACACTTGAACAAGCTGGTCTTCCTACTTATATGGGAGGTCTAAGAGGTAGTAGAGAAACAGATGCGCCTTTTGCTTTGACTAAAGCAGAAGCTGATAGATATCAAGATATCTTTATGGCTTTTGATGGAACAAAAGGTGGTGCTATTAGAGCAACCTTGGATGCTGCAAAGCCGGGAGATACTGTTGAAGGTCTTTTAGGTGGAGATGCTTTTGGTCTTCCTCCGAATGCAGAAGCTTCGGCTTTATCTAACTACATGGATAGGGAAGCACTACAAGGATGGTTTCAAGGTCTTGGTATTGTTACATCACTAACCAGCCCTTTCATGCCAGCAGTAGCTATGGGTGTCCCCCAAGAAATTTATAAAGATACTATTCAACCAGCTTTAAATTCTCTTAAAAGTACGTTAAGAGAAAATATTCCCGGTTTTGAAAAAGTAGAAAAAGCTTTTGATGTTGGTGTTAAAACAGTAGAAAAAGAATATGAAGATCGTGTCCCTGCCGCAAAAGAAGTTTTAGATACAATTTTTAATGCTATTGGTGGTGATTCTAAAGCAGCGGCAGAATTTGGAAGTAGTTATAATCTTCCTACTGCATCAGTTCTTCCATCACCAGAACCCACAGTAGAGGACATAGCTCCTGTTGTAACAGATATTGGTAGTTTACCTCCAGAAGTATTTTTTGATCCAGATCCTATTGGACCGCCATTAGATTTAACTGGAGGACTAAGAAGTTCACCAAGTGCAGTACCAGCAGTATCAGAAGCAGATCGGGCTGTAGAAAGAGCAGCTTTACCTATGTCTGATGCTGAATTAGCATCAATCATGGATATAATAAATACTAATACTACTGTTGATCCTGTTGTAACAGATATTGGTAGTTTACCTCCAGAAGCGTTTTTTAATCCAGATCCTTTTGTAGAAGATACTCCCAGAGGAAGTGAAGCTCCTATAATAGAAGACGTTGCTAATATGCCTGTAACTAGGTCTACTAATATATCTTCAAATGTTATAAATAATACTTTAAACACAGTAGCAAATATGATACAACAGCCGGGAAGTGTAATTACTGCAACAGATTATTTAGCAATTCAAAATGCAACAACAGAAGAAGAGTTTATAGAAGCTGTTCAAGCAGTTATAGATAAAGATAAACAAAGCGGTCCTGCTGCAACAGCAGAAAGAGAATCAGGCTTTGTATATGAAAGAGGAAATTAAATAAATGGCAATTGAACAAAACCCATTTGAAGCAATAACGGAAGCTACATCTAATGTAATTAATCTTCCCACGCCAGAAGAAACTACAGAAGCTACCTTTGAGGTAGAACCTGATGGTGGTGTTATGGTAGACTTTTCTCAGGAAATAGAGATGAGTGGTGATGAAGATATTACCGAATGGTATACTAACTTGGCTGAAGATATTGAAGAAGATGTTCTTCAGGAGATTGGTGCAGAAGTTGTAGATAACTTTATGGCTGATAAAGATTCCCGTGCAGATTGGGAGTCCATGTTTGAACGTGGCTTTGATCTACTTGGTTTGAAGGTTGAAGATGGTACTGAGCCATTTCAGGGGGCATGTACGGCAGTACATCCCCTTTTAATAGAATCTGCTGTTAAGTTTCAAGCCAAGGCTTCCTCAGAACTGTTTCCCCCGAATGGTCCTATAAAAGCAAATATTCTGGGTAGCAGCACACCTGATAAAGAAATGCAAGCTAACCGTGTTCAGAACTTTATGAACTATCAGCTTACAGAACAGATGCCAGAATACTTTGACGAGTTTGAAAGAATGTTGTTTCATCTACCGTTGATTGGGTCGGCATTTAAAAAAGTTTATTATAGCTCAGTTCTGAAACGTCCGGTATCAGAGTTTATACCGATTGATCAGTTTTATATTTCTTACTTTGCTTCTGATCTTAGAAGTTCAGAAAGATGTACGCATGTTATTTATAAAAGTTCAGTAGAGTTTCAAAGAGATATTGCAGCAGGAGCTTACAGAGATTTAAATATTGGGATGCCCTCTCAATTTAATGTTTCAGCTTTTACTGAGAAAATGGACAATATTCTTGGGTTGTCTCCCAGCTATGAGAATGATCCACAGTATGTTCTTCTGGAACAACATTGTTATTTGAATTTGGAAGATGACGAAGAGTCTCTTCCATATATTGTGACTGTTGAAGAAAAGACACAACAGATACTAAGTATTCGTAGAAACTATAAACAGGACGATCCAACGAAAGAGAAACAAAATCATTTTGTTCATTATAAGTTCGTTCCCGGTTTCGGCTTCTACGGATTAGGTCTTATACATTTCCTTGGTAATTTGACTATGACTGCCACTGCCGCAATGAGATCCCTAGTAGACGCAGGGCAATTTGCAAATTTACCGGGAGGGTTTAAGGCCAAGGGAGTTAGGATGGTAAACGAAAACGATCCTATATCTCCCGGCGAGTTCAAGGAGGTTGAAGCTATTGGAGTAGATTTGTCAAAGGCTATTGTTCCCCTTCCCTATAAAGAGCCTTCCTCTACTCTATTCCAAATGCTGAACTTCGTAGCTACTGCTGGTCAGAAGTTTGCGGACAGTACGGAGCAAGTTATCTCCGATGCTGCCTCCTATGGACCCGTTGGCACCACTATGGCTTTGCTTGAAGCAAGCAGTAAGTTCTTTTCTTCAATACATAAGCGGTTACATAAATCTCAAAAAGATGAGTTTCGTATTCTTGCACGGATTGATTATGATTATCTTCCCTCGGAATATCCATATGATGTACCCTTTGAAAGCCGTAATATATTTAAAAAGGATTTTGATGGTCGGGTAGATATTATTCCTGTATCTGATCCTAATATTCCCAGTAATGCTCATCGTATGATGCTTGCAAACATGGCTCTGCAAATGGCGCAGCAGTCACCACCGGGTATGTTTAATCTGGAAGCTTTGAATAGAACTATTCTTAATGCAGCTAATATGCCAAACGTAGAAGAAATTCTACCACCAAAACTACAACCACAACAGCTTGATCCGGTATCTGATATTATGGCTGCAACAAAGGGGATGCCTATTGCAGCATTCCCCGGTCAGAACCATGATGCACATATACAGGTAAAGATGGCATATATGCAAGATCCTATGAATGGCTCTAATCCTGTTATGCAAAGACTACGCCCTATTCTGGAAGCTAATATACAAGAACATTCTGTTATGAAATATCAGGAACAGATAAATGGTATGACCAGAACTGGTATGGAACAGGCTGGTCCTGAAGCAGCCCAGAATCCAACAGCAATGGAAATGATTATGGCACAGGCTGCTCAACAGGTTCTTAATGCTAATCAGGCAATGGGACAAGCGCAGTCTCCTGAACAACAGCTTGTTTCTCTTGAACAGACTAAAGTTGAACTTGAGAAAGAAAAACTAAAAGTTAATGCGGCTGTACAGAATGCTGAGTTTAATCTTAAAGTAAAAGAACTTGATATAAAAGAAAATGCACAGCTACTTGACATTAATAAAAATAATAGTAATATGGTATTTAAAAGAGAGAAAGCTGAAGCTGATCGCATAAGTAAAGAAACCATGAAGTCCTTGGATCTACTTGCTAAGATAACTATGGAACAGAATAAAAATGAAATGCAAGATCAACAGGTAGCTCAAAAACTTTTACATGATATAGTAAAAGATCAACAAGTTACGGAAAAAGAATTGAAACTAAATGAAATGAATAATCTTTCCAGACTTATGGAAATGAGCGAGAAAGAAGAAAATACTAATCAAAGACACGCTGAAACACTATTAGCAAAACTTGTGGAAGGAGAAGACTAATGATGAGTAAAGGAAAAGGTTATCCTGAAAACGTAAAGGATACCGGAAAAAGCTTTGGCGATGCCTATGCAAATGACATTACAGGTGGTCGCAATATTCGTTCTGCTCTAAATGAATGGGATGATTATTCTTGGAAAGCTGATGAAAAAGGTGAAAAGAAGTAGTGGCTGATATTTGGGATGAAGTTATTTCTGAATACGGACAAGAGATAAATAGATTACGTGTATCTTTATCTCAAGGCATTGCGGAAGACTATTCACATTACAGACAAGTTGTAGGTTCTATTTCAGGTATTGAATGGGCCAGAGATAATTTGTCACATATTTTAAAACAAAGAATGTATAAGGAGGACGAAGACTAAAGATGCAACAAGTAGGTTTAGGCGGCGCACTAAAAAACGATATGTGGATTACTGAGGATGACGCCCCCGATCCCAGCCCACTACCCACCCTACCGGGA